TGTCAGCGCCCAGTCGAACGGCTTCGGTGCCGACTGGGGCTACCAGGCGACGCCTGGTAAGCGTTCGGACACCACAGCCACGAACGGCACGTCCATCGACCTCCTGGTCGGCTCTTCATCGTTCGGCTTCCAGGCGTACCTCCAGGTGTTCAGCTTCACCGGCACGTCGGTGACGATCAAGCTCCAGGAGTCGTCGGACAACGCGGTCGGTGACCCGTTCGCCGACATCACCGGTGGCGCTTTCACCGTGGTTTCCGCGGCGCCCACCTTCGAGCGGATCCAGTCGGCCTCGGCGACGCAGACGGTCGAGCGGTACGTCCGGGTGATCACCACGGGGACGTTCTCCCAGTGCTCGTTCGCCGTTACGTTCACCCGCAACGACGCTGCGAGGGTCCTGTGAGGATCGAACCGAACCTTCCGACGTCGGCCTACCAGACGTTCCAGATCGTCGCCCCGACGGAGACGCACACCGTGCCGGCGTCCTGTGAGGACGTCGAGTGCGCCTCGTACCTGAACGGCTGGCGGATGAGGATCGATCTCCAGACTCCGCTGGGCGTGGAGCAGGGCCGGTACATCAAGCACGATTCCGGGCGGTCCTACAAGGTGATCGACCAGACGGACGGGCTCGTCACCCTGGAGTTCGCGGCGAACCAGCCGTGTTTCCAGGAGCACCGGATCCGTACACAGCGTCCGGAGGTCTTCCGCGTAAAGGGCGGGGATCACCGGGGGAACCCTCTCGGCATTCTGACGAGAGTCCACAAGAAGCCTGAATTCTGGGTCGAAGAGTTCGCCGAGAACCAGGCGCGAATCGCCGAAGCCATAGAGAAGGGATAACCCATGGCCAAGCAGTCCGGTCTCGCGTGGTCCACCCTGTCGGTCGACGACAGCGGTGGCACGCCCCGCGATATCCGTAACGACATCACCAACTTCGAGTTCGCGACGCCGCGAGCCGTCCAGGACGTCACCGGCATCGACAAGTCCGCGATGGAGCGTCTTCTGCTCCTGGCCGACTTCTCGATCACGCTGAACGGCGTGTTCAACCCGACGGCGACCACGTCTTCGCACGCGGTCCTGAAGACGGTCTCCTCGACGTCGGTCCTGCGTACGGTCTCGATCACCGTTGCGTCTCAGTCGCTCGCCAACGAGTGCCTGATCACCGACTACAACCTGACGCGTTCCGACTCGGGTGAGCTGACCTGGCAGGCGCCGGCAGTTCTGGCCGACGGCACCGTTCCGACCTGGTCGTAAGTCATGCTCCGGGTATCGACCAGGGTCCATCGGCACGGTCCTATGTTCGACATGCGTTCGTCGGCCATTATGGACGACTACATCGACGAGCTGGAGGAGAACGCTGCCGAGAAGGCCCTGGCCGATATCAAGGACATCTATCACATGAGCTTCCGGCACCCGACCGGATTCTACGAGTCGAACGTCCGCGTCTCGAACTCCGGCACAGAGGTCACCGATGGCGGCTACTCTGGACCGGTGTACGGGCCCTGGCTTGAGGGTGTGGGCTCCAGGAACGCCACCACGCGGTTCAAGGGCTACCACGCCTTCCGTATCGCCGCAGAGAAGGTTCAGCGGGAGATCGAAGCGATGGGCTACCGGCTGTTCGACACGAACTACCAAGACCGGTTCTGAGAGGAAGAGGCACATGGGTTACAGAAGGATCCCGACGATTTACACCCTGGCGGATGTCGCCGGGAACGAGGGCTTCATCGTCCGCATGAAGGGGCTGAAGTTCGGCCAGACCCGCGACCTGATGAAGCTGATGGACGACGAGGACTTCACGAAGGCGATCGACCCGATCCTCGACGTGGTCGTCAAGAACATCGTGTCGTGGAACCTCGAAGAAGAGGATGGCACCCCCGTCGAGTCCGACAAGGAGGGCATTGAGTCTCTGGAGATCAATGTCGTCCTGGAGCTCGTCAACGACTGGATCGGCGCGATCGTGGGGGTGCCGGAGGATCTGGGAAAAGACTCGCAGAGTGGCGGGCAGTTCCCGGGGGCACCCGTGACGATGGAAGCGTTGTAACGAAGCCTCAGGAGCTGGAGGATGCCGAGCTCATCATAAATCTGTGCGACAGGTTCCATTGCCTGCCGACAGCAATCTATGACGAGCCGGCCGACCTCTTGAGGATGCTGGAGATCATTCACAGGGGAACAGCTAAAGAGGAGGCGGCTCCTCAGGAAGAAGAGGAGTAGGGAATGGCCTCCCGCATTAACATCACGGTCAACGCGCGCGATGAGACGCAAGGTGCTCTCGCGCGCGTCCGCCAGTCCATGAACCGTCTCGGCGACGATATGGACCGCACGTTCGGGCAGAACAACCGGCAGAACTTCGACCGGATGAATCACTCGCTGAGGCAGATGGGCGAGGATCTAAACCGGCTGCACGGCCGGATTCCGGACGACGAATTCCAGCGCTTGGCCCGGAGTATGCGGGACGCCGATAACGTGGTGGCCCGCGGGCGGCTGTTCGGCATGAACAACCAGTCGTTCGGTGAGCTCCGACAGGCTCTGCGCAGCCTCGACCGGGACTTCACCCGGGTATCCGGCCACATGGGGAGCGGCGGTGGCATCCGTGTGCGTGTCCGTCCGGACGTGGACCGCAACAGGTTCCGCCAGGCGTTGATGGCGCCCCTTCACGGCCTTCAGGGCCTGATGTCGGACGGTATCGGCCAGGCCCTGGGTAACGCGTTCCAAACCGCCGCGAAGAATCCCGTGGTGTTCGCCGGCCTGGCTGCCGTTGTTGCGGCTGCCGCTGGCCTCATCGGTGCGGGTCTCGCCGGTGCGCTGACCCTGGCCTTCGGTGGCGCGTTCGTCGGCCTGGCCGGGGTTATCGCCTCGAAGGCGCCCGTGGTCAAGAAGGCGTGGTCGGGCATGGTCGACGACGTCAAGTCCTCGTGGGCGTCGGCCGGTAAGGCGATGGAGCCGGTCATCACGCACGGCATCACCCTTCTGGGCAAGATGGCCGACACCTTCCTGCCGCATTTCAAGGAGGCTATGCGGCAGTCTCAGGGCCCGATGACGATGTTCCTGGACTCTGTGTCGAGGGGCATCATCGAGTTCGGCAGGCGGGCGTTCAAGCCGATGATGGAGGGCTTCAACGCTCTGCTTCTGGCGTTCGGCCCGGAGTTCGAGTCACTGATGGGCGGCATGGGCGATTCCTTCGGTGCGCTCGGCCGGACGGTCCGTGACCACTCGGGTGAGATTGCCATGGCCCTGAGGATGATCTTCGGCCTGATCACCACGATCATCGACATCGTCAACTTCCTGGCGAACGTCTGGATCAGCATGGCGCGGATCGCGCTGTTCAACATCGGTGCGATCATCAACTACGGTCTCGTTCCGCTGGCGCAGGCCGCGATGTCGACCATGAAGATGATCCTCGACTCGGCGACCATCGGCCTCGGGTGGATGCCCGGCCTGGGCGACAAGGTCAAGGCCGCCAAGGAGGAGTTCTACAAGTTCGGCGACGGGGTTGTGAACAAGCTCAGGGGCATGGGCGATGAGGCCATGAACTGGGGCGACAACATGGATAAGGCCAACAAGGAGCGCAAGCTCAAGGTTGACCTTATGCAGTGGCAGGCCGACCTCCAGGCAGCTAAGGCCGACCTGAAGGCTGCGATGACGCCGAAGGAGAAGGCGAAGCTCCGCGCGGACCTGAAGGGCTGGAACGCCGACCTCGCCGAGGCGAAGAAGAAGCTGGAGACCGCCACCAAGGCGAAGACGAAGGCGAAGATCGAGGCGGACATCAAGGACCTCGAACAGAAGATCAAGACCGCTAAGCAGCTTCTCGCCGACCAGGACCGCAGGAAGTCGAAGTCCCAGATCAAGGGCGACATCCGCGACCTGGAAGACAAGATCGGTGCAGCGAAGCGCATGCTCGCAAGGCAGCAGGGCCGCAGCGCCACATCGAAGGTCAAGGCGAACATCAGCGACCTGGTCAACAAGCTGAACCAGGCGTCTGGGCGGCTGCGTTCGATCGACGGCCGGACGGCGAACACCTACGTGTACACCATCTACCGCAGCCGGGATGAGCGGGCCTCGAAGAAGTTCGCGAAGGGCGGCGTCGTCGGCATGGCGTCCGGTGGCCCGGCCCGTTCGGGTTCCGACAGGATGACGCTCGTCGGCGAAGAGGGGCCGGAGATGGTGAAGCTGCCGCCGGGCTCGATGGTCAAGCCCGCGGGCGCCACTCGTGCGGCTCTGCGCGATCAGGGTGGCGGTATGGCTACGCTGGTACTCAAGT